ACTCTGTCTACCCCGAGAACCTCGGCGAGCAGTACCTCTATTTCGGGCTCGCTGTCGGCCAGACGCGTCTCTATGTCTGTCACACAAAAACACGTGCCCTGCATTCATTGTCATCTCCAACGTCACCATCCACGCCGCCAAACCTTCGTTTTAGGTAGGCTGGACGCTCTTGAACTGGTATTTTCTTTACAAATTCTGGACGAGTAAACAACTTCTTCTCAATGACTTTAAAAAATGGTCCACAAAAGACCTTAAATCTATCATCACGAGAATAAATGCCACGCAGATGCTTGAAACCAACATAACTCTCATTTTTCCCAAACGACTTAACGACATGTGAATCATTTGGAAAATAAAAAGGGTGTTTGCCAATTCCAATTGTGCTCCTGTACAGATCACGGAGTTTTGTTTTTCTACCAATAGTATAATTTGTACCCTCTAACCACGTATCAACTGAAACATCAGTCGAAGGTGGCAAGGGCTCCATATTTTGCTTTAACCACTTGTCAACGAACCGACCAAACCGCCTCATACGATTAAGATCAATCGGTGGCGTTGTTCTCCCTATCCTACCCAACACACCTGATATGGCTGTGAGTGGGTCTACAGGGTCTGCCTGGGGGTTTGAATACCCAGTGACCTCATTCCCCAAACTGACACGCAAAGGATTGCGAGTACTAATGTTAAGAGCAAATATCTTAAATTTAATCCCCGAAAAATTACAAACAATCTTGGGGAGACTAACCTCTCCGACTCGGTAACCATACTTAACGAGTCGATGTCGGTTTGGGGCCTGGGAAAATGGCCTTGTCGAAACCGTGAATTGACGTACTGACAAGTTCGATAAGCCAAATATTTTGTGGCTGTAATCATGGCTGGGTCGTCATAAACTGAAACATTAACAGTATTAGTGTGACGCTCAGCCGAACTTAAAGCACGCCAAGTCTCGGAGTCGGCTTGGCTCAAATGGTAATTGGCAGGAGTAACTAATTGAACATACAAATCATACCAAAAAGGTATATCTCTACTAATCCGGGTTAAATTTCTAACAGGTATTGATCTACCGCACATCCGGTAAATTTCTACTTCCTCGTAATGAACCCAACAAACAACACGTTCCTTATGAACTAATTCAGTCTTTCGACCGATGTCGTTTCTTAGGTCTGCCATAGGCATAATGACGTGACGGAGATACCTCACCGTCACTCTCACCCAGATTTCTCCAGGCAAACACATCATTAGACAGCTCCGAGCACCCAGGCTGTCCGCACTTACAATGGGGTACTCGTACTGGAAGTTTAAAGACTGCATACTGGCAATCAACTCAGGTATATTTGGAGCAGGCGGCGCCCCTGGATTTCCAGGGCCAACTACTCCCGCATTTGGATGAAAGACAACTAACTTCTTATCGTCAATATCAATGACATGCTCTGGAGCCTTAACATCAAGTTCAGCTTTCGCCTCACCCTTGACTTCGGCTTCAGGAAAAAGTTTCTTCATATCGGCAACGCCTTTAGGAAAGTATTTGTCTTCAAAATCCGGTTCATCGACAATATGTT